CAGCCGATCGGCGCCCTCGAAGTCAGGAAACTCCACCTTCAGATAAGCCTCGTAAACCGTTCCCAGCAAGTCGGCCGCTTCGCCTTCCTGACCCGGGTCCGCCAATGTCTCCAAGAGCGCGGTTGCCGCCGCGTCGCTGCCGGCTGCGGACAGGGCCTGAAGCAGTTCATCCAACGCCACCCGCCTCGGGCGCAGGGTGATTTCCCGCTCCCAAAGCGGCTGCAAAGCGCACCANCCGTAGGTTTCGAGGTAGTTGGCGCTCAGTTGAACCTCGCGATTCAGCTCGACCCCCTGCTTGTTCCGCGCATACCAGCGGAGCATCTGGGTCATCGTCGCCCCCATGCCGGCGTCCTTGGGTTGCGACCCGCTGGCCCGCAGGAACGCCCGCGAGAAAGCCGCGGTCAACATGTCCGTCTGCTCCGAGATCACCGCGTCCGCCTGATAGACCCGAAGGTCGGACGCCCCGTCGAACGGCCTGGCGGGTTCGTCGTCCGTGTCGTGCTTTTTGCAATCGTTGCTCTGGCCGTCCCAGACGTTGAACCGCACCCGCTCGTTGTCCCGCAGCCGATCCCACTGGTTAGGATCGATACTGCCGCATCGACCCAACTCCTCGACCAACCGTGACACGCCGGGCGACCCCGCCTCCAGCACGCCGGTTTTCCCCGCCGCACCGCCTTCGGTCCGTGGGGCCATCGTCATTCTCGTCGTCATCGTCGTTGTCCTTCCTCCGAACCCTTGTCGCCAGTATCCCCCGACTTCAGCCGGGCCTCAATCACTTTCACGCACCGCTTGTGATAGCGGTAACGCATCCCGTCCGCCGGCTGACACACCGGCAGCAGGCCCCGAGCGCGCAACCGGTCAATCGTGTCCGCCGACAACCCGGTCAACGCGCACAGCTCGCCCCGCGACATCAGCACCGGCAGCCGGGCGAAGTCCTCCGCGCTCATCAGTTCGATCTGGTTTGGTTCACTCATATCTTGGCTGCTTCCAGTCAATACGCCCACCCGCCCCGCGGTTGCGCTTCCGCCTCCGCGGCGCGCTCCATCAACCCCAGCTTGGCGGCGGCTTTCAGGCAGTCGATGGGATCCTTGCTCGCCCCCTTCTCGCCGTCGTCCCCGGTCCAGTTTTTGAGGGAGTAGATCAGGTTCTCGCATCGCTCGCTCACGAAGAAGCGCGGCATGTTGAGCGGCGTCACTGGCAGTGCGGGATCCCACCCCGCACTCAGCCAGTCATTGATGAACTGCGTCCCCTCCTCGATCCGGCACCCCGGCGCCGGCGCGAAATCCAATCCCGGCACCTTGATTTGCACCCCATCCTCGGCCAGCACCGGGGCGCACATGTGTTCCAGATACGTCATGCCCGAATCATCGCTCGGGACGCTGGACCCGGCCGGGCGCGGGTCCATCCAGCGACCTTCCACGCTCAACACCCGGCGTTGGTCCTCCCCATCCGGCCGTTCCACCCCACCATCGTCACGGCGTTGCCAACCTTCGCGGCGGAGAATCAGGCGCTTGTATTCCGTGAAACTCCGGCCGGCCCCGTAGCGCTGGCCCGGACCAGGCCGTCCGTCCGGCTTGTCCCCGGGCACCGCCCATTCACCCTCCTGCCGCACGTCGGGCCACTCGTCGAACACCCAGACCACACCGTCGGCGTCCACCCCAAGCCACAGCATGAACCAGTTGCGGCGCCCGTGCGGATCGACCAGGTGGTGGATCGTGAGCGTGGACGGGTCTGGCACCTTGCTCTCGGGCACGATATGCCACCGGCTGAATGCCGGGAACGCCTTGGCCGCCCGTTTCGTCGGCCAGCCGAACCACCGCGTCAGCCGGAACTCCATCGGCCGCCCCTCCGCCCGTTTCACCACCTCGTCAAGGCTGATGTAGGGATTGAACACCGTCGGCAACATCACCGCGTAACGCCCCGGCACCTGCCGATGCCGCAACACGAGGGGCACGTGGCCCTTGGGGCATTCCGGCACCAACTCGCGGTCCTCCGGCAACATCCACTCGCCCCACGACCATTCCCCGGTCCGCCAATCCCACTCCACCCGGCGCGCCGGGATGGTCTCGATGATGTCTGCCCCCTCCAAATACTGCGCACACGCCTCCGTGTAACCCTCGATGGGCGTGAACGACACAAACATCCGCATCTTACGCACGCCGGTCCTGAACCGGAGCGTATCGAGCAGGTCCGCCGGCACCTCTTCGTCGCACCAGATCACATCCGCCTCGCCGCCTTCAGCGACGGTTTTATCCTGCCGCCAGGCGTTGTAGGTCAACAGCCACGCTTGCGACCGGTTCGGCAGCACGAAGGTGTTGTCCGTGAACCCGCGGGCCTGCGTGTAAGCGATCTTCGTGAACATCCCCTGCCGCTTCACCGCCCGCAGATGCGGCGGCATGTAACGGAACATCATCTTCTGCTGTTCGCCCACGCTGGTCTTCTCGTTTTGGGACCAGCAACGCGCAATCCGCTCGCGGGCGGCTGTCAGCGTCTCCTGCACCAGCTTGGCCCCCAACTCGGTTTTGCCACCGCGATTGCCGCCCATGAGCAGAATGTCATCCGCGGGCGTCGAGGTTGGCCCCGTCCAGTAGGCGGTGGGCATCCCCACGGTGCCGGCCGTGTATTCCCCCTTGTAAAGCGCCCGCACCACGCCCCAGATGGGATTCTCCCACCCGTGCAACATCGGGTTCTCGCGCTCCAACTCGATATGCCGCTCCCGCGCCCGGTGCAACGCCGACACCGCTTCGATGCCATGATTCCGCACCATGCTCGCCAGGTCATCTTCCGTCGGCATCCACGACGTTGGATGGACCGTCCAGTCCCAGACCCCCACGTGGACAAGGCTGCCCGGTTTGTCAGTCGCTGGCGCGGTCATTTTAGGAACGAGATCCAGTGTGTTTGGGATTTGCGGCCGGACCGGTGGCCGTAGAGGGGTTTGCGAGGCGTGAGGGCGAGAATGTCTCGGAGTGGGATTTGGACCTCGCGCCATTTGAAGATGAGGGTCCCGTTTGGCTTGAGCACGCGAAAGCATTCGCTGAACCCTCCGGCAAGCATGGATTTCCAGTCGCCGTTGAGGCAGCCGTATTTCATCGTCAAGGTGCCGCGTTCAGCGTTTCGGACTACGTGGGGAGGGTCGAACACGACGTGCCATAACGACTCGGTTGGGAACGGGAGAGCGGTGAAATCGGCCACAACGTCTGGGCGGACCCTGATAACTGTCCCGTTTGGATAGGCTCGGTCAGGTTTGATGGCGTAGTCCTGATTGCGTCGGTCCACGAACGTGACACGCGGATCGCGCTTGTCGAACCACATCATGCGAGGCCCGCAGCAGACGTCCAGGACAGGGGTGGGATGGGGTTTCATACTGATTTGATGGAGGTATTTTTGGAGCAGACGTTATCGCGCCACTCATTCCACCCCCCCATGCCGATGAGATACTCTGCAAAGATCCAGTGTGTTTTAAGGTCCGGGATCATGGCTTTCAAAAACAGATCACCATATGGCCCCACCACCCGTCTCACCCGGGCGCGATACCATTTCTTCTCCGGGTCACGCTCGTGCCGACAGAGCCAGTCTCCGGGGTGCGTCGGCTTGTCGTAGATCGTTGTGGTCTTCAGGGTTTTCATTGTGTCGAACCATTTCGGAGATTCTGAGCAAGGCGTTGCATCATCACACCCCGCAGATGCCATCGCACTCACTCTGCCAAAGCATCATTTGGTTGTCGCCATGGTCACGTAAATCTACCTGCGCAAGGGGCACGCGCGTTTTGTGGAGATAATGTATGCCGTTCAATCGCGGCACTGCCGCGGCTGCGGCTTGCAGACGCCTTTCATAGTCGCATGCCGCTTGCCAGCTCTCCGGCTGTTCGTCGCGCAGTTTCCTCCATTCGGCGTCGCTGTGATATGGGCAAAAGACGCAGGCAGACCTGGGCGGTGTTGGGTAACCATGCGACGTCATCCATTCCTTGCATTTCTGGCGGGTCATTTCGTGCTCGACCAGCGGCCATCGGTGTTGGATTCCTGCGTGCCGGCTGTCCTTCATTCTCAGGATTTCATCGTAGCTGATACCAATCCAGACCGTGCACCGTTCTCCATTGCGCAGGCGGTCAATTTCACGCCACAGTGGTATGAGCTTGTGCTTTTCCGTGCATTGACGGCGGTGTTTCCCTAAGCTCCCGTCAGATTTGAGCGTAAAGGCCGGGATGTTATGTGACAGGTATGTTTCGCCGCTTTTCCGGCTTATTCTTACCCTCAGACTCTCCTCCGTCAGGCTGCCAGCGGTCACGCGATAGACCGGGAATGGGAGGCGAGGTTCCAGCCAGTCCAGCCAGCGATAGACGCTCCCAGGTTCGGCCTTAGTGTCCGCAAAAATCGCGGCGGTTGGCATCGGGCTAACTTCGCCCTGCGCGGCTAGGAGGGCCATGGTTGAGCTTTGAACACCTGCCCCAAGGCTGATGAAATTGTATGCGGTTGTGCACGTCTGCGGGCTCGCCGTGCGAGCGTGGCCTTGCTTCTCCATTGCCTTTTTATGTCGTTCTTTCATTGCCCCTTGGTTCCCATCACCCAATCTTCTCCAAGACCGCCGAGGTCAAGGTCTGCCGGCGTTTCTCGTCCCGTCGGTCGCGGGCCAGGTCGCGGGCAATCACGAGGACTTCCAGTGGGCACCGCACCACCAGCGTGCGCACGTCNGGCAACGACTCGTCCAACAGTCGNNNCACCAATNCGCTTTGNTCAGGTTGTTGCATTATCCAACATCTCCTTCCCGCTCGTCCAGCTCCCGGGCCAACCGGCGGTTGTAATCCTCATCGGATTCCTCAGCCGCCCCCGCGGGATCTCCGTCACCGCCTTCTTCACCCAACAGCTTCCACAGTGTCGGGCTCGGAAACTGCTGGTCCTCAAACCGCATGCACCAGCGTTGGAATGTCAAATTCATCCCCGTCCCACTCGGCCCGTTACGGTTCTTGCAGATCTCCATCCGCAACGGCAGATCGTGGTTCCCCATCGGGTTCCGCGCGATGGCCTCGCTCAACGCCTCCTCCTCCTCCCGGTCCAGCAGCTTTGGATGCAGAATCCCGATGAAATGCGCGTCCTGCTCGATGGCGCCCGAGTCACGCAAGTCGCTCATGCGCGGCGTGCGCTTTTTGTCCTTCTCGGAATCCCGAGAAAGCTGCGAGAGCACGATGATCGGGATGTCCAACTCCTTCGCGCTGGCCAGCAGAGCCGCGCTCACGGCGGCCATCCCGTTCACCCGGTCCCCGCGAAACTCCTTCGGCAGTTGAATCAGTTGGATGTAATCCAGCACCGCCAGCTTGATGTCATGCCTCGATTTCATCCGGCGCAGCCGGCTCCGCAGCTCGAACGCCGTCAAGCTGCTGGTATCGTCGATCCAGACTGGCGCGGTTTCCCACGCCTGGATGCCCAATTTCACCAACTCAACCTCTTCGCGCGGCAACCCGCCGCTGCGCAGGCGATGGAAGTTCACCCGGGCAGAAGCGCACGCCGCCCTCAACATCAGATCGCGGGCGCTCATTTCGAGACTGAACACCCCCACGGCCCCGCCGCCACTGACGGCCACCCGCTCGACCACGTTCATGGCCAGGCTCGTCTTGCCCGTGCCGGGCCGGCCGGCCACCACCACCACCTCGCGGTTGTGCAGGCCGGCCGTGAGCTTGTCCCAGTAACGGAACCCGGTCGGCAACCCGGAGATGGTGCCAAACCCGCCCGCGTAATGGTCCACGATGGACCGGGCATCCGCCGCCAAATCGGCCACACTCGCCTCGGCGCTCCGCTGTTCCCGGGGCAGGTTGAAGACCGACTGCTCGGCATCGGCGATCAGTTCGTTGACCTCATCCAACTCGGCGTCATAAGCCCGGATCGCCATCTTGCGGGCCTGCCGGATCAGTTCCCGCTGCTGATGCTTCCGCCAGACGACCTGGGCGTATTCCACGACCATCGTCGGGTCCGGGGCCAGCTCCACCAGCTCGAAGAGGTAATCCCGATCCGCCGGCTCCGCCTTCCCCTCCGCGTCGTTGTAACGCCCCCAAATCAGCGCCGCGTCGAAGTTTTTTCCCACCAGACTCACAATCGCCCGCCAGAACCCGGCGTGCCGGCGCTCGTAGAACGGATTCACCTCGCCGAACACCTCCTGCGCCTCGATCAGCGCGTCGCGGGGCGACTGAAGCACGCACGAGATCACCGCCTGCTCCGCCTCCGGCGCCGTCGGCATCGGCCGCGAACCGACATGCTCATCGGTTCGCGGCGGGGTTGCCTTTTGATCGGCTGGCGATTGCTGGATCATAATCCTGTTCCGCTTTGCTTCTCTGCGTAAGTGTCAGTCCATGCCGGTGCCTGCTTTTTGATAACAATCGCCGGGCGGTCGTCGGCCATTTGCACGGCGTGAATCACGCAATACTTGCAAAACTCACCTCGGTTCGAGGTGCCATCCAATCCTGTCATCACCTCCACCTGCATCCGGTGTTTGCCGTCCCGGCTTACCACTTCAGCCTTCAACCTGAAATGTCGTTCGTCGATCCGGTTGCGGTCGGTGATTTCATCGCCGCTGCAATCGCAATATACTTTGATCATGTCACACTTCCAATCATGTTAGTCTATCCTACTGTAGCCGTTTTCGAACGCCTCGGCAGGCGACCACGATTCGTAACCATCATCGTACATGACGTAGTATCCTCCAGCCTTTGGGTGGTGTTTGCGGACGTATTCTCGTCCGACCCTAAACGGGGCGTAGCCATCCTCATCAGGTACGATCGTGGCGCTTCCATCCGTGTCGCGATTTTCGGCAGCAGCCTTGTCTTTGTCCAACTCAATGGACTTTATTTTTAGAGCCCACACGATCTTGTGGGACTTGTACTTCGGCATTTCTCTTTTAACGCACATGGTATGTATCTATTTGGAGACGCGCAGAGTCTCCGGTTTTTGTTGTTTGTGAGATCAGTGCCTGCGCTCGCTGGTCTAAGTTGTCAGCCATTTCGGTCGCTCCTTTTTCTTCCACAACCAGTCCTGGATGCGCCCCTGCTGGCCCGGGCACGGCGCGGAGTCCTGCTTGATGAAGCAGGGCACCTTCCCGATCTTGCACTCGTCGGCCAGCACGGCGAGGTGCTCCATGTCCATCTCGCGCCGGTGCGGCCCCGATTCGCCACCGATGATCATCCAGTCGATCCCGCAGCCCGGCTTGAGCTCGACATCTATCTTGCCCAGTAACGGCTCG